TAAGTTACATACCTACAATGACAAGAAAAAAGGTTGATCAAGTAATTGATGAATTAAATTTTTTAGATGAGAACTATGGGCCTTTAGGATCAGTTGTTATACATGATAGTATGTTTTTTCAACAACCAAGTTGGTTAGAAGAATGGCTTGAAAAATATCCTAAACGTGCAAATAAAGTTTGGCCCTATTGGGCAGCAGGTCGTGCTGATACTGTGCGTAGATGGCCTGAGTTATTTGAAAGATTAGTAAGAGAAACAAATTGGAATATTGTTTCAATAGGTTTTGAATCAGGTAGCGATAGAGTGTTAAAAATTTTAAACAAAGGTTGCACTGTAGAAGATAATAAATTTGTTATTAATTTAATGAATAAAATAGGTGACGAGTATGTTAGTAAAGGTCAAGAACCGCCTAAACTATTCAGTAACATTATTTTAGCTACACCAGGTGAAACACGTGAGGATGCATTTAATACAGTGCGAATGATGAATACAATGAAGTATGCTATTTATCCTGTCGCAAGTTTTGCTCCTTATCCAGGTTCAGCATTAGGCAATCAGTTGATTGCAGAAGGCAAGAGTTTAATGACAACTGAAAATTATCATCGTTTTCCTGGCGAACGTAAAATGATTGGAATTGACTACGATTTTTATGATGATCTTGCTAAAGGTAAATACAACGATGAAATTTTTAGTAAGTTGCATGAATGGGGAAATAAGTGAGTCAAAATTCTAAAACTTTTTTCTTATTTGAAATGACAACAGGAAAGAAAAAACTTGCATATGGAGATGATGTTGATGATGCATATGCTATTTTAGAAATGCGACTTACAAAAGAAGAAATGGATTTAATAATAAAAGATAAGGTTACAAAAATACCCCAAAAAGATTTACAAAAAGTAGTAAGTATGTTAGGATAATAATTAAATGCAACGGTGGCAGAGAGGCCCAATGCACGGGACTGCAAATCCTGAAAACCGTCAGTTCAAATCTGACCCGTTGCTCCAAGAATCCCAGAGTCCCATCTCTGTTATTAATGGGGGTAATTGACTTCACCAAAAGGTCAGGGCTCATACGATGAAAGCCTCAAAGCCCGCTTTACATGGGTGATAGAAAAATCGTAGGTAGGAAGCACAACCGATCTTGCCTTAAGGAAATAGTGACGGACAGTGTAACAACTCAGTAAGGGGCTTATGGGAATAAGTAGCCTTACATCTTATATAAGAGGATTATTATGCAAATTCGTGCAAGTCATATTTTAGTAGAAACATTGGCGAAAGCCAAAGAGGTAAAAGCATTAATTGAAGGTGATGAAAATGCTTTTGCTGAAGCAGCAAAAAAAGAGTCCAAATGTCCTAGCGGTCAAGTAGGTGGAGATTTGGGAATGTTTACAAAAGGCCAAATGGTTAAAGAGTTTGAAGATGTAGTGTTTGATTTGAATCCAGGTGAAGTAAGTGATCCTGTACAAACACAATTCGGCTTTCATGTTATCAAGCGCACAGCGTAAGAATACAGACGCGGGATAGAGAAACGGCATCTCGGGAGTCTCATAAGCTCCAGTTCCTGGTTCGATTCCGGGTCCCGCAACCAAACACTAAAGTTGTCTTAGGGCAACTTTTTTATTTTAAGGAGTAATTATGCCAGCAGTATTTTTAGTTAGTGACACACATTTCGGCCACGCTGGCGTATGCCGTTTCCTACGTGACGATGGTAGTAAACTCAGACCTTGGGATAACCCAGATGAGATGGATGAAGAAATGGTAAAGCGTTGGAACGAAACAGTTCGTCCTAATGATAAAGTTTATCATTTAGGTGATGTTGTGATTAATCGCAAAGCATTAAAGACACTAGCCAGATTAAACGGTGATAAGGTATTAATCAAAGGTAACCACGATATTTTTAGATTAGATGAGTACACACCGTATTTCCGTGACATCCGTGGATATCATGTAATGAATGGCATGATATTAAGTCATATCCCCATGCATGAAGAAAGTTTAGCACGATTCGGGACAAACATTCATGGACATCTGCATTACAACCGTGTGAAGGCTGAGGTATGGGGTAAGTACGAAATTGATCCTCGCTATCATTGTGTATGCGTTGAACACACTGATTATCGTCCGATACTATTTGAAGATGTTATCAAACGTATCAAAGAAGAAGGCGGTACTGTAGGTTTTAAGAACGGAAACGGTAGTATCGTAATGTAAAATAGACCCTTAGGGGTCTATTTTTTTGGTTATTTTCTATAGTCCAGTTTACTAGTAAGTTAACTGCGCATATTGTACAATGTTACATGCGTGTTAAATACTATATGAAGAAATTAATCCTTATCCTATTTTCATTTTGTTTGTTGTGTCCACTTGCAGAGGCAAAGCAAAAACATAAACATAAGAGTTATGCTCATAAGCAAGTAAAACAAAAGAAAAATAAATCCTATATTAGTACGAACGCCTCATGGATTTTAATGAACGTTACTGATAATGCTGTGGTTGTCGATAACTTTGGTGACCACAAAGCCAGCATAGCAAGCATTAGTAAATTAATGACAGTATACACGGTGTTGAATGCTAATCAAAATCTTGATGAAATTTTAACTGTTCAAACACGTTTAGGTAATCACACAAGATTATCACCTGGCATGAAGTTATCCAGAGAAGATTTAATTAAGTTGGCATTAATTCACAGCGACAATCTAGCAGCACATACACTTGCTGAAAATTATCCAGGTGGATATGACAAGTTCATTCACGCAATGAATGTAAATGCTAAAAACATCCTAATGGAAAATACTATTTTTCATGATCCGACTGGTCTTGATGCAGGTAATAGAAGTACAATGAAGGATATAATTTTCCTTACAAATGCAGCAAGCCAGTTTCCTTTAGTTAGAGAAGCTGCACAGAGCGATAAAGTTGTTGTATCAGCAAACAAGAATAAAAGAACATATGTAATTAGCGCAAGACCAACTAGTACCTTTTTTGGTAAAGAAGGCATCGTAACTATTAAAACTGGATTTACAAATGCAGCAGGATTTTGCATAACTATGCTAATAAGTAAAGAAAATAAATTGTATAACCTTGTAATTTTAGGTGCTAGATCCAGTCAAGAAAGAAAAAAGATTATAGAAAGATCACTGAGTACCATAAAGTATACATAAATACAATTAGTAGTTCTAACCTAGCGAGACCAATCATGACAAATAAGGTAAACGAAATAGAAGAATTAGAAGAAGAAGTTTATGAGGATTGGCAGTATGAAGAAAGCGGTAAAAAGGCAAGTGAGTTTATAGAAAACGAAATTATGCCAAAGTTGCATGAATTTGATTTTGGCAATGAAGATGAAGATTATATATACGGAACAGCAACATTCGGTGTATTAGTAGAAATTCTTCCGTTACTTGCACAACTGGGCTATAATAAAGATGACATTATTGAACAAGTGCATCAATATTATGATTTTGTAGACAGTAGGATTTTGCATTAATGGTAGTAGATTTTTACTATCAACACAATAAAAAAAGTCCTGTACATGAAGTAATAATTACTCAGCTAGCAACAACACTAGCTACCATCTTAGACCTACCTAATAAATTACAAGTTTGTCTATACCCTTTTTTAGATAACGTATACGGTGGTATAGATAAACGAGTTCCAAATAGATTTGGCATTAATATAAATCTATCACTAGAGCAATTTCCGAAAATTGTAATACATGAACTAATACATATTCACCAACGTCATGTTGGATTACTTGAAATTAGAAATGGGCACTACTACTGGAGAAAAATACCCTACAGCAATAAATTACCAGAAGAAATGAGTTATGAAGAATACCAAAATTGCCCTTGGGAAAAAGACGTTGAAAATCGTGTTGACAAATTGTTAACAGAAGTATTAGAGTTAATAAAAAAGCAACAACAAGCCAAAATTGACAATAAATCAGCATAGTGCTATAATAGCACTATGACTAGAAAACGCCGCTCAGATCGTAATCATATCATTTATGTAATTACTAATACTGCAACAAACGAGCAGTATATTGGTATTACGGGTGTGAACAGTACGGTCAAAAAATCATTGTTTGTGCGTATCAGAAAGCACGTGCAACGTGCCTATGCTGAAGATAAGGCATGGGGCTTGTATGAGAATATTCGCAAATATGGTACTGGTGTTTTCAATTATGGCATCGTAGAAATTGTGCGTGGTAAAGCACAAGCACACCAACGTGAGACAGAATTAATTAAACAATATTGCCCTAAACTCAATACATTTAAATAAAAATAGTATATAATACAAATATGCGTAGATTACAAACACAGTTGTTACTTACCACTTGTGCCTTGATTATATCATGGCTATTGTTTTTCGGGTTCGGTGTTTATAGTTGGAATAGACTTAATGACATTGAAAAATATAGTGTAACATA